GACAATAATTTCAAAGTTAAACTGGCTCTCACACCTAATCAAATTCAAAATGGTATGATGGGTAAAAATTTCAATGAAGAATACAACGGATTGTATTTTATAATGCCATACAAAGGTGAACAAAGTTTTTGGATGAGAGATTGTCTTGTTCCGATGGATATCATTATGATTGATGGTAATGTTATTACCACCATCCACGAGAACTGCGAACCTTGTGATGAACTTGATTGTGAGAGTTACAAAGGTTACGGAGATAAAGTATTGGAAATTGCAGGTGGAACCTGTGAAAGACTTGGCATAAAAAAAGGAGACAATGTCTCCTTTTCATTACTCTGATTCTGATTCAGAACCCGAATTTATCTTTTCTTTGAGTTTATTTACAAACTCTCTTTGAATCATCTTAACAAACTTAACGTATGGTGCATCGTCCGCTTCAGGGTTATATCTATAAGGGTCCTGATTTGGTCTCTTAGCTCTTCCAAAGTAGTTAAGTGCTGAGATATTTGTAATACACTTGTGTCCACCTGAGTTTGCTTCAATCATATCCCAAGCAGGAACACCAAACCTATCCAACACAGACCACTCTTCATCTTTTAAATCTTTTGATGGTTTAGCCATTATCTTCTTGATTGATGAAAGGTATTGTTCACCGTTCTCAATCTCACGTACCTTATCACCGTAGAATGCTTCAAGGTCAGCATCTGTAAATCCAACAGAACCTTCTTTAGCCGATGTTTCAGATACCCACTTAATAGTAGATAAAGGAATAATCTTATCTTCCAACTGACCTTTCCATTTCAACATTACCTCATCGGCAATCTCACCCAAGTTAACACCCTTGAGTTGTCTTTCTTTATTGAATGGATTACAAGACGCTTGTACCAATCCCATTGGCCATGCAATAACCAAAAAGTCAGCATCGGGATAGTTTTCAAACGGAACGTATCTATCATAAGCACCTGGCTTAGATAATGCCCCACCACCGTACTGAACGATGATACCGTCTTCAAACTGAACTCGTGAACTGTTCTGTTGAGACTGAATGTAATTCTTTTGGTTTGAACTCATCATCTCAGGAGTTGCATAGTTTTTCTCTTGAGCAATTCTCTTAGTGTTCTGTAAGATATTCAACAAAGATGGTGATGCATTCATAACCAACTCTTCTAAGAAACCTGGTTTGTTCTTATAAGCTAATAATAATTTGTTAGCTGCTAGCCCTAAAGCGAATTTATTACTTTGTAATGATTTGTCTTTATCTAACTTGAAGATAAAGTTCATGATGTCTTTTGGTTTCAACCCGTATTTTGCAAAGTCTGCAGAATCCACAGTTGATATCAAAGTGATATCATCTTGTGTGAAGATTTCTTTTGGTGAAACAACCTGAGATATTGTAGCCACATTTGAACGTGATGGTTTGAATGAAACTGAAGTATCTTTTTCAACACCTGTCTGTGTATCGTGGTGGTCTGTATGGATAACAAACATCGGTTTACCGTGAGCGAAGTCAACCAACACAGGCATTGTATCACCAGTCGCATCTTGTTTCTTTACAGCAAACTCTTTATCACCATATTGGATAACCTCAGAACCAACAACTTTAATACCGTTGGATTCCAAATATTCTCTCATGGCAATTGCAGTTGTTACTCCATCCAAATCTTGGTGGAAGTAAATCTTTGCCTTTGGGTATCTTTTCGCCAAAGCGTTAATGTCACGTAGACCCGATTCTTTAATTAACTTCTTCATCAGTCCCAACCGAAGTAATGTGCAATTTTATCAAATAAATCTCCGTAGTCAGACATACACTGTTTGAAAATGACTTTGTCTTTTTCTGGCATCGCATCCATTGTATCTTCACCCCAAACACCATCGGGGGTTACCCTAATCATTGACTGATATTTTGCAACTGCTTGAGCACTTTTAGAGTTAGGTAAATTACCAATGGACCCATCCATTTTTAGTGATTTACCTTCATCATCCTTTACATTTTTCTTATTCAAGAAACACTGAATACCCCTATTGTAGTTATATCTCTCAATGGTAGTCATACCATTGTTTAAATCTTCTTTTAGGTATTGTCTTGACGTGGCTTCGATGTGTAAACCAAGTATTCTACTTTTTTCTTGTTCGTTAATTCTGAATTGTTTCATAATCAAATTTTATTATAAATATCTTATTTTATCTAATCATAGAATCAATCGCTGAACCAATTTTTTGGTACACAGGATTGTTTCCATGTGGCTCTATGTTACCAATCGGTGGTTCAATCAAAATACCTCCTAGTTCCTTGTATTGTTTATAATAATCCCTTACCTGTTTTTCTGTAGTCCTTGCAAGACCACCCCAACCCCACGAACCTTGAACTACCAATATTCTTGTGTTTGGAAACTTCTCACCGATTGCTGCGAACAATCCCGCAACATCATCATTAAAAACCCTACCGAAGTTACCGTTAGTTCCAATTACTGTGATGACGTTTTCAACATTCTCATTGACATATGGATAAGCATTTACAGCATCCTTTAACCAGTTAACACCCATACCACCTTTCCAAAGTGATTCAACCCCACCTGTAGTTCCAATTCTTGATGCTTTAGATGTTGCGTTATCAACATAAGGTGTTTGAGAGTCACCAATAATAATATTTCTCGGTATTACAGGGACTTTTGTCTGAGACTCCACACTATCCTCATATAAGAGTTTTATACGTTGTCTATCTTGTTCATTAAGTATGAAAGGTTTTCCCATGTTTAATAAATATCACATAAATAAAAAACCCCTATTTAGTAGGGGTTTCTAATTGTATTTTAAGTTGATTTTGTTGTAATTGGTATTCCCTAACTCTCTTTCGTGCCACTTCACAGTAGTTCGGACTGATGTCCACTCCTATCCAAGACCTTCCCAACATCTCAGCAGCTAAACATGTTGTTCCTGAACCATTGAACGGGTCCATAATAACATCCTCTTTGTATGATAGAATCTTGATTGCCTTCCAAGGGATGTCCATTGAGAATGTTGCTTTGGTTTGTTGTTTGGTGTCAGCAAAGTAATGCCATTGTCCGTACACCAAATTGATGAAGTCTTTCTTATCATCATCAGCATACATCTGTTTCTTCTTTTGTTGACCAGGGTTCTTTGGGTCATCAATCATTTCAACCCAAGACTCCCATTGAGGTGTTCCTTTGACTTTCTTAGTGTGAACTTTTTTATACGCTAAGATTACACACTCTTTTGGATTGTAAATGTATGGTGATGAAGGACTCATCCAACTTCCCCACGCAGTTGTCTTGCTTCTATGTGGTGATGTCTCTTCCAAGTCAATGATACCAAAGAAACCAAAACCTATCTTTCTCATAACAGCCCATACCTCAGCTGAAAAATAAATTCTCCCACCTTTTGATTGGCGGTTAATCTCGTAAGGGATGTTGATGGCAATACGACCATCGTCTTTCAACACACGGTACGCTGCAGTCAACCACTCCTCCGTGAACTTCATATATTCATTAAATTCTTTATCGTCGTCCCAACTGTCATAATCAATCCCAACACCGTATGGTGGACTGGTAACCATCAAGTCGATTGAACCCTCCTCCATGTTGTCCATAAACTCAACAGTGTTTGAGTTCCAAATCTTTCCTTTTAATTCTTCTATATTCTTCATTTTTTAAGTAATTCTAATATTAAGTATAATAACATAATTGGCCACAAAAATACAGTGAAGACTCTCTCCCTCATAGTTAAACGAGTTTCGTCAATTCCGTATACTAACATCGATTCTACCATAAACGTAAACACCATACCAAGTAACAAATAAGTTAACATTTGCTCTCAATGAGTTCAATCTTACGTTGTAGATACCACAATGCTTTTTTAAGGTCTTGAAGTTCTTTATCGGTTTCTTTTTTCCCAGCTCTTGAGATATACTTCACAGTATTACCTAAATGGAAATCTAAATCCCAAGCCTCAATAACTTTGATTGCTTCATATTCATTGTTTTTACCGAATCGGTAATGGTCAGGATGATTAACCATCTTTTCTATTTCATTGGTTTGTGAGTCCATAATATCCTTTTCCATGTTCGCTTTCTTCCACCAAACCAAGTTCGATGTATTTGTTGATGATTTCCATCGCCTCTTCTTCATCTACCTTCAAAAGGTATTTTGCAATGAAAGAAATGTGTACTGGTTGTCTTAGCTTAGCCAAGAACTTTTCCTCATCTGTTGGCATACTTTTGTGATTTTGCGTCTTTTCGTTCTTTACGAATTTTTTTATCAGATAGATTTTCAGAAGTATTTTTTTCAACTTTCTTACTTTCCACCTTCACAGAACCTCTTACCTCTGTTTTCCACAGAGACTTTGAACAGTACTCCCAACCTTGCCATTTTGTTCCTACCATGTTGTTAGCGTCTTTGTCGTCGACTCGTTTGATTTCTCCAGTTTTTGTATTTCTGATTGTTTTCATAATATTTGTTTGTTTATTGTTATTATTCCTTAACCCAATAAAAGTCTAGTAAGGTTCTCATAAAGAATCTTTTAATGGGGTTAGGTTTGTTGTAAGTAGTAAATGCAGTACAATTCATCCTGTCTTTACTTCCTAAGCAATACCATCCTACAACCTTTTTCGGTTTTGGAAAGCTTGCGATTTTAGCTTCTAATATCTCTTGTAACCAATCTTTGCTAGTTTGTTTCATTGCTCACCTCCTCCGTAGGTTTCGTTGTAGTATTGTTCACCAGTTATTGGTAGTGTACTTTCAGGATAATCAATTCCATGAACTGTTCCTTTGTTGTATGCAGCTTCAATTCTTTCCTTCTCCATTTCTAAATACATATCCCAATTTACATTCATTCCTCTTGATTTGCATTCAATATCTAAGGCTTGAATAATTAGTTGTACTGCCGTTTGTTGTTTATTGTTTGTCATGTCCGTAGGTTAATGGTACTTCAATTACTTGAACTCCGCAATGGTCTGCGTTATCCCACAATGTTGAATCATCACAATTTAGAATCTCTAATAAATGCCTTGCTTCTTCTTCTGTTGTTTCTTTGGTATTGTAAATAATGAGAGTTCTTTTTGTGGTAACGGGTGCTAAATTCTTAAGGTGTTTTTCAATCATTGATTCGTGGAATTTTTCTGGGTAATTTTTAAGGTAATCTCTAATCGCCTCAGCAGTGTTTAGCAATTGTTCTTCAGTGTATAGTTTCATTTGTTACCTCCCTTGACTATTTCAATTAATTTTTTAAGACAAGCAAGTTCTGCTTCCTCGTAAGTTTCAAATCCAAATCCTTTTGTCCAATTTATTTGGTAGTAGTAAAACGAAAACTCTTTGTCGGTGTCTTTTTTAAATCCAATATAAGAATCTACATAGTGCTTCTCTCTAAACCATCTAAATGCTTGTGAGAATGTTGGTGCACGTACCCATCCGGGTCTTAACCATGTCTGGTCAGTTGTCAGAATCATTCTAATCTCGTGTTCTGGTTCCGGTGACCAACTCTCTTCCCAATTGCAAAAACACTTTTCATCAAATCCAAGTTGCTTTAACTCTAAAGCAAGTTCATAGGGTACAAATTCTTTGTTCATCTCCGTTTGTTGTTTATTGTTTGTCATCTCCGTACTTTTAACATACTCAACCTTTTGAGCGAATGTCATAGGTTCACTATTGCTAAATTGGTTATTAGGGTTTTCTTGTTGGGGTTGTTGTTTATTGTTTGTCATAGTGTTTGCTCCCTTGCGAAAATTTTAAATGTGTTTCCTTTACCATCACTAAATAGAATATTAGAATCAGACCTATTACCAATGGTCAAAATCAATTCTTTTGTGTCATCTTTGGGTCGTCCAAGTAATATAGGTTCATCATTATTGAATTGAAATACCCATTCTACATTTTCATATTTTTTAATTACCAATGTGAATAACTGGTCAAATGCCGTTTGTTTTTTATTTTTTGTCATTGTTTGTGTCTTTAACCCAATAAAAATCTAGTAAGGTTCTCATAAAGAATCTTTTAATAAAGTTAGGTTTGTTGTAAGTAGTAAATGCAGTACAATTCATCCTGTCTTTACTTCCTAAGCAATACCATCCTACAACCTTTTTCGGTTTAAGTGATGATGATAATGTGGATTCTTTTGTTGTTTTTTTATCTTTATTCATTTTCTATTTTTTTGATAATATCCTGTTTACTCAATCCTTTTTGATAAAGTTCATAAAATTTTGATGCCCAACCATCCATAAAGATTAAGGCATCGGCACGGAACAACTGTCCGAGATTTTCTTCTTTGGTTTTGATAACCAACTCTTTGTCTACAATTCTTTTATTGAAACCCATTTGTGCTCTGAATTAAGTGTAACTGTTATGATATGTTTTCTATTCCATTCGGAAGGTAAAATCAAAGATAAGAAATATTCTCCATTATTTCTTTGGTACAAATGATAAATTTCACCGATAACAGGTTCAAAAGTATAGTTGGAGTTATATATCAACTCATTTAGGTTAACTTCGTCAACTAAGTTGTTGTACTCTTGAATTAATTCTTTGTATTTGTTGGTGAATGTCTTTTGAACTTTGTCCACCCCTCTTTCTTTGAATCCACTAACGTCGTCTAATTTGATAATTGGACCTGAAACGTTTGTAGCATACGGTAATACTGATGAAACATATTTTTGTTTATCATCATCCCATGCAACTAAATCAGGCTTCTTTGTCGAGGTGTTGGTTGACATAATTTCTAATTTTTCTTCCAAGTTCCATGTCGTTTGGATTTTCTTTTACCAATTCTATGATTTCTTTTATTGTCATGTTATTACTTTTTAAAGTTATAAAACTTTGATGTTTGAAAAACATAAGTGAGAACTCTTCTCTTCATCAATGGTAATAAACTTTCCTCAAAAGGGAATTTTTGTTTGGATGTAAAATCAAAAAATGGAATAGAGTAGTCTGTCAACTCAAAGGTTGTATTTTCTAACGCAGTTTTATAAAAGTCTTTCTTTTTTCCTGAATAGATAAGCTCAACATTACACTTATTTGTTGGGTTATCTTCCATTGTGGTTTCAATACGATATTGAAATATCAAAAACTTTGAGTCGTAGTTAACCCTTAAGAATCCAATATCATATCTTTCAATTGGTGACATGTTTACAAACTCCATATCTAAGGAATCATAAACAACTTGCCAAACAGACTTGGCAATCATAAAATACTCTTTGAACTTGGTGTTTGCCATTTTGGCAATCTTCATAAGTTCATCTTTTTCTTCTTGGTTATTAATCTCAACCGTCTGATATTCTAAATCAGATATGAGAACTTCCTCGTCGGGTTCAAGCTCTTCTTTTTTTAATAGCAGTAGTTTTTGTTTTTCTAAAAAAACACTGGTGTTGGCATAATGAAGAGATAACTCTTGGAACGATGGGTATAATTTCAACACACGTAACTCATCATCAAGTTTCTGAGTATAGTCCATCAAAACATATTCTTTGTGTTCAAAGTCTATAGGGTCTTGTATTATCCAATCTAAATTCATATAGGATAGTATAAATAAAAAAATTTAAAGTTGAAATAGAATTAATCTATTCGGTATATAAAATACGTTTCACCACACACCTCTTGTTCGTGTTCCTCACCATCGTATACTGCTAATCCACCACCTCTACCATCTGATTCAATAACTCCTTTAACCAAAGCCTCCCTGTCTATATAATTTTCAACTTCCATATCAAAATCATTTAAAAATCCTAACGGGTCGTATTCTACATTACTAACTAAGGCTTCCACCGCATTTTCAATATCTTCATCTGTAAAGTCACCCTCAGGGTTTTCTTGTATTTCTTCAATTTCACCTTCAACCTCCGTTATATTATTTTCTAAATCTTCTTTTGTTTCTGGGTCTGTTGTTTGTTCTAATTTCTTTCTTAGAACTTCAAGTTTCTTTTTATAAAACTCCAAGAATTGTTGTTGTTTCTCAGTTGGTTGTCTTCTACCTTCATCTATATAATCTTCTGGCGATTCAGAAACCCAATCATTATACAATTCCTCAGCCACAGAAGTAACAGCATTTACATCAATGTAATTATCGGCAAAACCTTCTCTAAATGCTCTTATACCGTTTTCACTAACAAATTCATCTATGTTTACATACGCAGCTTCATCAGCATCAGAATCATCCCCTACAGCATATTCATTATTATGAGTCTCACCCATCCACTTGAATACTGGTAAACTATAGTGGTTATACTCTTCTCGAACCAAATAGTAAATGTCCTCCCCTTCCTCAACATCACCTTCTGATTGAATTAATTGGTAAACTGCTCTTGCTGATGTTGCAATGATATCATCACAATTACCCTCAGCCCAAGCATCACTCTCACGGAGTTCCTCTTGTCTTGCCAAAATTCTTCTACGTTTAGCCTCTTCAGCCTCTTTTCGAATTCTTTGTTCTTCCGCATTTGCAGTAGCTTGGTCAGACCATATCTTTTGTTTATCTGAATAGTTCTCAGACATAAATTTATTTATTGACCCAATTACTTTTTTCCAAGTATCTCCAAATACTTTTAGGACATCATAAGCCGAAATATTATCATCAACAGCATCATAGTATTGCTCCCTGTCATCAAATAATTTGTAAATGGCAATCTTATAGTATTTGTTATCTGATGGTATCTTTTTAGATATAACATAGAACAACTTACCTCTATAGTTATAACTATCAAAGTGTTTTGTGGAGTCTCTTGTTGCAGTACACCACTTGGTACCAGCACCATAATAACAAGAACCCTCATGAGTTGTTGGACTTACAACAACAAAGTTGTCGTCCTCATAAATTTTAACGGCACCTTCGTTGTATTCAACGTCTCTTCTTTGTCTGTTGGTATGGGTAGATAAAACGTCACTTAACTGCTCAATACTCTCATATTGATTAATATCTTTCACCGGTAAGTTTTCTTGATAACGAACAAACTCAGGGACTAATTTTACAGCATCCTGTAAGTTTTGTTCAAAGTTCAAAGGAGATATGTTTCTACCCAAGAAATCAATAAACTTTAGATTCTGTGAAAGTTGAGTGGCAGATGCGATAATACTCTTCAATTGTTCCAAATTGAACTTACCTCTGTACTTCTGAATGAAGTCTTCCCTTCTACCCTCTAACAATACTTTACCCAAACTCATAAAATGTTTTAAGATAAATATTACAATACCCAAGAATCTTTTGAATAACCGAAGTATTCAAAGTAATCTTTTAAATTGTTGTAAACCAAATCAACAAATTCTTGGTTATAATATCTCTGATAATATTGGAATATCACAGGAACCACAACCTACAAACTAAATAAATAAAATCCTATTTTTTTGAATTATTTACTGTAAAAACAAATCGAATATATTTATGTATATAATCTAAAATAAAACCAAAAAAAATAAATAATCATGGGTTGCGGATGTAAAAACAAAAATCAGGGTCAGGCTACACAACAGACTGTTCAAACACAACAGAGTTCGGCTTCACAAGTGGTGCAAAACGCCATTAAGAAAACTGTAGAAAAGTATTACGAGAAAAAGTAATACACTATTTTTTCTTTAATTTTATCAAAGGGGAAGTTTTCCCCTTTTTTTATATTTATAGATATGACAATCGACCAATTAAACGACCTATTCATTGAGCAGGAATACAGTATGATAAAAGACTTTGTCAAAAAAGTATTCAACGACGACTACATTTCTTTTTACGATTTCTTGGAAAAGAAAATGGATGTGTCTATGTATTACGTTACGAATTTCTTTATGGAGGAAATACCTCAAGCATACCTTCAGATTCTGTATAACAAAAATCCTCAATCTACAATTGACTATGTTGTTGATGAATTTTTAACTGATGTAAAAAAAGAAGGTGACAAGTATTACATGATAATGAGTAGAGATGATTTATCAGAGTTCTTTGATGATAGAGGAAGGGACGGTACCGCTAGAGATGTTGCAAAAAGAGTACTGTCAGACGAACCATCGGATTGGTATAATAATGATAGTGTTGATGTGTCAACGGTGGTCGAAGAATTAGATGAAGGAAACTTTGATAATTTGTTACATAAGTTTTTTGTAGAACATGAAGGTGAAGAATATGATGGTGAGATAATCACCCAAGAATTCATGAAAAATACCACAAAAAATGAATTATCAGATATGATTTCTAAGTTAGATGATGAACTGTCGTCTAACCTTACAAGTCTTTATTCAACTGCCGAGAACTACGCATACGAAGAAGAAATTTATAACTTGGTTAATAGAGAATTAAAAGATTTCTTTGGTACTGAAAAGTGGGGTGACTATATAACTAGCCAAATCAAAAAGATTGATGGAACTATAGTAAATAAAGAAACATTCAGAGTTGATGTCACTAATCTATTGAAAAGAATAGTACCTGAATACATCAATATGCACGTTACCGAACCTGATAATCAATTTGAGTATCAAGGAAATTTGGAAAATGTTATCCAAGATTGGTTTAATGAAACTGAAGACTATTTGGATTTTAGAGCTCCCGAATACCCTGACTACCGTTTATTAGAAAAACAAATCAATGATTTGTATTCAGATTATATCTAACTGAATTTTTCTTTTTTTAATTTATATTATATTTTTTATAATTTTTTATTTATAGTGTTAAAAATTTTTAATAATATTGAGTCAATAAATACTTAAAA